AAAGAACCATCTTCCTTCCCAATAATATCCTTCTTGATTATTAAACTGACTACCTTCGTTTAAATAAATACTTTTTTTAGAACCCTTTATTCTATCTATATCTAAATTTGAATATTCAGGACTTAAAGCTTTCCCTTCTTCATCAAACAAAATATTATTATTATTATCTTTTAAATAAGCCAAAGCGCTTCCCACTTGAATATTTTCAGTCAAGGGTCTTAACCATCCATCTTTATATAAAGATATTCTTACCCAATTTACATAATCTGAGGGCAGCACGAATCTTAATGCAGAATCTACTGTCATCTCTAATACTTTTATTTCCTTAAAAGCATCATAATTTAATTCTTGTATTCCACGTTTAGCGTGAAAAATAACTTTATACCTTTCCTCATTGTTAATTATAGAATGATTACCATTATATATTAACATAAAGTTATTAACAACATCTCTTAAACTCACATATTGATATGAACCCCAATTAATATTAGTGGGGTTAGCACTATCATTTTCATAATAAGTATATTGAGATATATAACTATTATCTGATGGCTTCCACGCGGAACTACTATTTTGATTAGGAACTACTGTCATAATTATGCTTCTTCTTGGTTATTAGTTGTTATTTGGGTAGTAGCAAAATTAGCTACATCTATCTCTCTTATACCTACTCCTGCGTATTGTAATATCCTTACAATTAAATCTGCAAAAGAATCATCAGGTAATTCAAAGTCTTGATAATCGGCTTGTGATTGGTCAAATACAGGCTCACCCCCTGTTATGTTTAAATATGTCCATTTAGGGTCTCTAGGATATCTAATATATTGACACGTCACTAAAGGTCCATAATTATTCGAGGGAGCAGGAACGGTTTGAATTGTTTGAACAGGTTGTGTAGTAGTTACAGGATAAATATTAATTACATTTCCATTATTTACATAAACAGGAAAATCAAAACTTGGCGCTGTTAAATTAGAGCTTAATAATTGCGCTAATCTATTTTGATGAACCCTTTCTATTTCTACTACATAATTATTTTTCCAAATACCAAAACCATTGGGTATAACCGCAGTAAAAATGTCTTTAGATATAGAGAGTTGTTGAGCACTTAGTTTAGACATCACGTAAGCATAAGCTTGTGTGTCTCCCGCTACTAATGAATTTATATTAACCACTAAATCTCCCGGAGATACACTGCTAGTGGTATCTGTTCCTGTCATATTTAATCTAAAAGCATTAGGAGTTCCACTTGTTATACTTGTATAAAAATCGGTAATATAGTTAGGTCTATAATTAATTCTATTAATTAAATAATAATCCGCCGGTAATGAATATAAATTAGTAACATTCGTAGTACCTATAGTGGGAGGTGAAGATATTAATATAACTTCTTGAGAAAATATATCTATAACTTCTTCTAATCCTTTTTTAATATCCGCATATCCTGTACCTGATTGTCTTGCGTTTTCTTTATTTATCTGATAGTTATATTGATAAAACATATCCTCGAAAACATCTAACTGTGCCTGCTTTGCATACAAGTTAAAATCTTGAGGTGTTATATAACCATAGTTGTTTTTATTTAAAAATGCAAGTACCGCATTTCTTACTTCGTTTATCATAGATACAAAGATAAGAAAAAAAAAGAGGGCAAGTTTTTTTTGCCCTCCTTTCATTCTCTTATAGTAAAACTATGCTTATCCTATAGTTATACCTGATATAGTTGCTGCTGCTCCTAAGTTGTCAACTAAACCTGTTAAACTAACGTCATATTTTGGGTTAGTCCAAGAAGTTTGAAGCGCTGCAATTACTGAGTCCTGAACCCGGTCTCTTGCGCTATTGTCGTTAGCTGCAAAAGCTACTGCAAATGTAATTGTTGCAATATCTGTTGCTGCTGCTGAACCTGCATAAGTAAGCGTTACTGTAGTTGTACTAGCTTGCTCCACTATTATAAGCCCATCAATAGACAATAATTGAGTTGTTTCCCCTGTTGCTGTAATAGGGAATGATAAAAACTTTTTCATAATAAAAAAAATAAAATAATTATGTGAGAATATTCTCGTTACAAATATACGAATTTATTCTTCCTCTATTTGAGTTAGTTTCTCAAGTAACTTTAAAGCTTCTATACCTTCATCACTTTGAAGGAAAGAGGCTACAATAAAAAGTTTATCTTCACCCGGAGGAACTACTAACATTCTTTTTTTATTAGACTTAGTGTTAAAGTGAACCGCTCCTTTTTTCTTCATTAATAACAATCCTTCCTCAAAAAAAGTTTGAACTTGCGCTTGTAATGATATCATAGGGTCATCTAAAAGATTTAAGAAATCTTCCGGTTCGTTTTTAGCAAAAACTAAAATATCTCTTTTTATTTCTGCGCTTGTCATTTTAGAAGTGTCTTTACCAAAAATAACTTTAGTAAGATTCTCAGCTTCTTCAATAGTTAATTCTCGTGCTGCAATTAAAGCATCTGCTTCGTACGCTATAATCTCTAACTCTGCTACTGCATCCCTTTCAGTATTTACCTCTTGAAATTGAAAACCATTTAAAGGGTGTAGCTCTAAAAACTTTTGTAATGCTTGGTTGGTTTTAGGAACACTTAAAAAACCATCTTCAAATATAATAGGGTCTAACAAAACATTTCCATCTTGCTCATCTTCAAAAGGAGACTTTTGATTACGCGCATAACGTAAAGCTCTGTTTTGCCCTGTTTCTTCATCAAACCATAATAAAGGGTATCGCTTAGTGTTTCTTGTTGGGAGCATAAAAGATAAAGGTGCTCTGTCCTTAGTAAGTCTGTAAACCTTGTTTACGAATTTTTCTTTAGTCTTTTTCATTTCAATTTAATTTAATATAATTTATAAAAAAAGAAAAGAGAGTGTCTTTAAAGACACTCCCATTTCTAATCTAACTACTACTCTTGGAATAAGAAGAAGTTGTTTGCACCTAAAGTACAAACCGCTCTTTCTGATAAGAAGTTTACTTCCATCGCATCTAAATCCGATGTTCGTGCACCACCCGCAGAACCTGTAATCCAAGTTTTGTATCGTCTATCTTCAGTTTGTGAAGCACGATACCTAACGTGTAAGAAAGGTCTTTTTGCGTTCTTACCAAGAATTTGGTCATATACAGATGTAGAACCTGCCGGTACAAGTAGTCCGTTTATACGTCCTGAACCTGCTCCTGTAGGTAATCCACCTCTCATTGTTGGGTCATTTAAGTATTTCCAATCAGTTTTGTAGAAATCATATCCTCTACGGAAACCTGAGAAACCTAAATTTAACGCCATCTCTTCGTCATTGTCAAACAATCCCCAAGATGTACCACCTGCACCATAAGAGTTTTGAGCTGCAATCATATCGTCCATATCAAAACCAAAGTTTCTATTTAAGAAAATCACGTTTTCTTCGATAGCTCCTTGATTATCTAATCGACTAATCATTGCGTCAAAATCTGCTAGTGTAGTTGGGTTACCACCTCCCCAAATGTTTCCTCGGTTTTGGACTGTCCAAAAAATACCATCAGAACCATTTAAGTTAGCCGCAGATAAACCTGCACCTGTTCCTTGTAAAAAGTCACCGGCTGCCGAAGTTGCTTCCGCAGGTACTGCTTCAATCATAGCTGTCTCAAGATAATCGTCAAAACGTAATCTTGTTTCGTGCTCTGATTTTAAGTACCATAGGTAACCTGTAGCACCATCTTCTGTAGTTACTTCAACCCATCCGATTTGTGCCATATCTGACCCACTTACCGCATATCTATCTTTTATGATAATAGGTTTATTATCAAAGAAGATATCATCCGCTTCAAGTGAACCTTGCATTCCATTAGTTCCTTTATTAAACTCAGAACCATAGATAAATAACGTACAATCTGCATTACCGAGACCTGTCCCCGCTGCTGCGGTTCCTGCTGCTTCATACAGTGCTAATGTAACGTCAGTTGCTACAGCACCCACATTAATCGCGGTAACGATAGCTTTATTAGAACCTGCTCCGTTATTCCAAACAATCATAACTGTTTGATTAACTCTAAGAACATTTGTACCTGTTCCCGGAACTAACACGTCATTGATTCTAAATGTAGCTGCATCCGTACCGGCTGCTGCTGCTGTACCCACTTGGGTATATTTAGTGTGTAATCTACCTTGCTCTGCCCATTTAATAAGGTCAGAGTTTGAAGGCATTTCTGCACCTACTAATCTTAGGAATGATGCAATGGTACGATTACCATACCTTTCAAATTCCTTTTCATAAGTATCAGGAAGATACTGATTCAAGAAATTGAAATTATTCATATAATTCGTTGATAACGCAACTTGTTCCGCACTTGGCTGTAAGTCAAATCCCGGAGTTGCTAATACTGAACCTGCCATAATCTAAATTTTTAATACTGTTATTATTTTCTTTTAATACTTCTAATCTTTAAACCTCTACCACTTGATGGTGATATAGATTTAAACTTGAGTCCTCCCTTTTGCGTTGTTTCAGGCGCTCTACGCTCAGACATATTTATATTTTTTGTCTTACGCATTACACTATCAGTCGCATCAGATTTACCTTGTTCATAAAAGAACTGTGCAAATCTGTCAGGATTCATCGCGATTGCTAAACTTCTATGATAACCACTAGCGTCCGTAAGCATTCCCTTATCATCTAAAAATTTCCCTACAAAATTAGCAGGGGTAGATTGGGCTTTTTTAAGGTCGCTTGCATTACCCGGAGAAAAAATAACTTTCTTGTCATTTAACGTAAACTCAAAACCTTTGAATTCGCTATTAAAAAGTTGGTCAGTTTTCTTTCGAAACCATTCACTTTTTCTAGTTGATTCCTCGTTATAGGTTTTAGCATCCTTTAAATATTGCTTATAGTCTTGATATTCTTTACTGTTACTTTGAGAAACAACATCCCCTGACGACTCGACGGGTAGTTTATACTTTTCTTTTTGTTGAGTAAAGTATTTCTTGGCTTTAGCAATAAGTTTTTTCTTTGCTATCTTAGTTCTTTTAATGTCTGAAGGTTCATCAACTTCTTCATCGTAATCAAACTCTTCCATTTTAAAGTCTATATCTTCATCATCAAGCCCTTCTTCCGTTTCTTTAAAATAGTTCCTTAGCAAATTATCAGGTTCCATAGCACTGAAGTCTTTGTTTAATTTAACATAGTCATCAATACCTCTACCTGTTTCTTTTTTATACTTTAAATACGCTGCTACATCTTCCGGTAATTCTTCTTGTGATTCTCTCTGTGCAAGTAAATCATCTACCGATGCGATGTTTTTATCGTATCTTTTATTAATATGTGAAAGAACATCTTCTTCTGTTAAACCTTTAGGCTCCTCTACAGGCTCCTCTACAGGTTTTTCTTCCTTTACTTCTTGAGTAATAGGAGTATCTTTTTCCTGTGTAAACTTCACGTCTTTAATAGCGGGTTTACTTTCAGGTTGTTGTTCAAGAGATTTTTCGTGTTTATCAAGTAACTCTTGTTCTACTTGTTGTGTAGATTTTTCTCCCGAATCTTCTACGCTTCTTACTTTTAATTCCATTTAATTATAATTTTATACAAAGTTAAACAATTTTATGATACATTTTTAGACGATTATCTAGGGTTAAATTCCGCAAAATCAAAACCATCTAAACTATCTTCATTTGATTCAAAAGTTTGGGGAGGAAGATTATTCTTTCTCTGATTAATCAACTTACTTTGTTCCGTATTTTGTTGACTAATTCTTTTACTTTTCGCATCCTCTCTTTTATCTTCTCTATTTGCTATCGCTGTTTCAGAAACATTTCTTAATTGTAAATTATATTGAAACTCTTGCTCCATTAACTGCGCTTTTAATAAAGCTTCTTGTTTCATTTTTTCAATCTCAAAAGCTATTTGTGCCTGTTGTTTTTGCATTTCCATTTGTTGCTCTGTTTGTAATTTTTGAGCAGCTAATTGTTGTGCCATTTCTTGAGACTTTAATTGTTGTTGAGCTTGCATAGCTTGTTGCTTCATTTGCATTTGCTCTTCTCGTTCTTGCTTTTGTTTTCTTTTTAATTTAAGTAATTGATTAGCAAGTTTTAGATTACGTATTTCTCTAATATCAATAGCGTCTTCTAAATTAATATCTTGTTTAGATAATGCCATTTGTATATTTTGCTCTAACTGTGCTTTTTGTTCTTCATCAGGAGCTACTTCTATAAATATTCCAAAATCATATAAATACAAATCCTTAGTATCATTTAAAATAGATACATTGTATTTACCTATTTTATTTATAAAATCACTTTTAAAATCTGCGTACTCTAAAATATCTGAAATTCTATAAGACAGCGACTCA